TCTTTAGCTTTTAAGATAAAATCACTAAGTTCGGTAGGCACAGTATACCCGAACGAGTCGGTGGTAGAGTCAATAGCTTTCTTTTCAAGTTCTCCGTTACAAGCCTTGCGAATAAAATCAGCAGACTTAGCAACTTTTTCCTCGTCGCTATCAACTTTAACCTCCTCCTTTAGATTGCCTTTAAGTTCCTCTAAAATTTCAGTTTTTAGAGCAGGGATAATTTCTTTAACCCCGTCTGCCATTATAGACTTTAATTCGTCCATAGTAACCTCTTTTACTTGTTCTTTGTCCATAGGTTTAGTAAAGTTAATTTTTAGTTATCCTAAGCAAGTATTGACTTGCTTTAAGATTTTGTTTTGCAACTTGTCTAATGCGGAGAATTTTATTAGGGTTGCTATTGCCCTCTCCCTCATTAGTGCCGACCTTTGTTTTGTGAGCCCTTAACTCACTTTGATATTTTTTAAATTTATCACTCATCTTTAAAACTTCGCTTTTCTTTTCCTCTCCGTCCTTATAAAATAATGTAATAGTCCCACTCTTTTCATCTACCTTAACGAAGTCAATTTTTTTAACATTCTTTTCCTCCTCTACTTCCTCGGTTTCCTCTGTTTCCTCGGTTTCTTTTTCCTCCTTATCTTTTTCCTCTTTTTCCTTTTCATCTTTTGGCTGATCGTCTTTAATGCTAATCAATTCAGTATCGGGGTTTGCACCTGCTAATACTGGTGACCATTCGTATAAACGAGCCTTTGTGATAATCCTAACATCTGGGTCGTCCTCACTCCACTCATAACCAAGAATGCGAAAACCGATTGAAAACTCATCAATAACTCCCTCTTTAATCAGTTTGTAGGCCTCGTCTGCTTTCTGCACCCCCTCAATAAACTGACCTTTAATATAAAGCCCTTTACTGTCCTCTCGGGCCTCTAGGGTTTTAGCAATAGGCTCGTCCCAATTATGAGCCCAAACTCCTTTAGGAAGTTTCTTTGCAAGACTTTCAGCGAAAGCACCTTGCTTGATAATATCGCCAACTAAGTCAACATTATCAAATATGCTCACATAAGCCTCAATTATTCCTTTCTCTCCGTCTGCCTTGCTTTCAATAATTTTGAACTTAACTGGGATATTTATTTTTACATCAGCCTTTGCCTCGGTCTGAGTTTTTTTAGTCATATATTTTAAAATTATCTTAATGATTTTATTATAGCACATATCAACCTTTTTATAAAGGCTTTTAAGAGCCACTATTCTTTTTTTTAATTTCTTGTATTGTCTGTGCCATATATTTTCTTTTTAACTTTACAATGGTGTAAAATCGCATTTACAATTTGGGTGCACTGGTATCTCTCCTTGAATGCTTTTTGTAGTCCAACTATTCTGTTCTTTAGCAATACACTCCGAGCAAGACCCAGGCGCTAATAACCACTTAACTTCTGTAAATCCATAATATTCGTAAGTCTGTCTGTGGGCCTCTGTAATACCTCTAGCAGTTTCAGTCCTCGCAATCATCTCTGCTCGGGTATCAGTAGCGAAATCAAAGACTTGTTTAACTCTCTTTTTCAAATCTCCTATTCCCTCCCCCTCTGCAAGTCCCTGTCTAATTGTTTCATCAAACGCTGTGATCGTTGTGTTGTTTATGCTTTGCCCAATCTCCTCTCCGACTTTATTAAGCCATTCTCTTAAAAACTCAAAGTCTGCAATAGCAGGTTGGCCCACTAACTCACTTGCTTGGGCAACTCCTCTCATAACAGTTTCATACATCAACGGGCTTATAACCTCAACAGTAGCCCCTAACTCTCCTGCAACATCAATCCCATACTCCTCTGCAACTCCTTTTTTGTCCTCCTCTAAAGCAGTAATAAATCTTTTCTCCTGTTCTTTAAAGAACTTTTTAAATCCTTTTTTCCATAAACCCTCTAAACTATCCTCCTCTTTCATTCTTGCCTTATACCAAGTATCAATCATCTCATCAGTCAACCCTAGTTTTTTTTTTACCTCTTTAGCCTTTTGGTCAACGAGTTTCAAAACTATTCTCTTTTTACCCTCTAACAATTCGTTTGCCTTATTACTTGCACGATTAACTAATTGCTTATTGCGATAATTCCTGTTTAAAATTCTTTTCTTAATATATCTCTCTTTTTTCAAATCAACTCTGCCCTCGTCTTTAGCACGAGCACTACCGATTTTCAAGACATCATTAACTCCTTTTTTCTCTCCCCCGACCATTGGTAAAGTAGAAAAAGGCATATAAATATAATCTCCTCCATAAATAGGCGCTAATCCGTCCATTTCTCTAACCTCATTTATAGTTTTCCATTTATTAACACTTGCCTCTTTATCACGAATAGCCAACTCCTCATCATCTTTAGCAAGAGGCTCAAAATCAAGCCATAAGTCCTCATCAAACTTAGGCACTAAAAACTCATTCAACTGCTCACATATTTCAGTAGCCAAAGGCTCTAAAGTCCATTTGTTAAACTGGTATTCTCCTGCTTGAGCAGAGGCTCTATTTACATCATCAAAAGTCAAAAGAGATTTTGGCACTCCGAATATACCTGCAATCTCATCTCGGTTTAATTTACGCCCCTCAATGAACTCTAAATCACGAGGAGGGATAACATTAGGTTTAAACTTCATACCTCCCTGCAATATCTGTATCTTGTGGGCGTTCTCATAACCTGCCATTTTAGCCTTTGCTTTCTTTTCCAATCTCTTAACTTCTTTGTCATCAAGTATCTCCTCTGTTTCTAAAAAGCCACTTGAGATCGCACCCTCTTTCAAAAGATTATTGTTTGACTGCAACATATAGTCATCATTTTCAGCAGTCTGTCTTACAGCCTCTAAAACTCCAATCCCTTTGTCGGGGTTTTTAGGATTATAATTTTTTAAGAAAATAACTTGATTTGTAGAAAATTCTTTTTTATAAGTTCCAATCTCATAAACATATCTTATAATGTTTCCGTCTTTATCTCTCTCTGCTCTAAAAAACTCTGGTCTTGCGATATACATTTGAGTAGGGTTTTTCCCATTCTTATCTCCACCCTCTAAAATCCACGGACTAGCACCAAGCAAATCCCGATAAATCATTGACAACTGTATAAAGTTAAATTTAGTCATTTGAGGATTGACCCTATATAACAAATCAAGAACGGGGTGCTCTAACACCTCAATAACTTTGTCGCCTTTCAGTTTATACGCTTTAAAGTCTATCTGTGCCAAACCCATTGAACGCTTAGTCACACAAGCATAAACCCAAGACTTATAAAAATCCAAAGCGTCTGAACGGGTAACGATATTAGACATTATGCCCGAGTTATAAAAAAACGAATAAGGCACACTCTTTTTTTCGCCACGATTAAATATTTTATCTAATAGCCCCATATTTTTAATATAGTTATTATGTAATATCATTATAGCACATTTCTCTACTACTAGCAACAAAAAATCAACCTTAATCAAGTGTTATAATATCCAACACCCTCTTTGGCTTAACTAATGGCAACATTCTCATCATTACCATATCAGCATAGTCTGGAGATCGTCCTATGTTTTCCTTGATCGTATCTTTACCGACAATATAAATAGCCCCGTCTTTATCTACATTCTTTTGCTTAATCTGTCCCAACTCCTCAATGTAATCATCTTTAGCTTGAGTATCAAAAGCCTCCTCATCAACTCCCATAAGTCCCTCCTCCATTACCTCTGCCAATTTAAAATAGCATTGAGCCTTTAGGTTTCCATAATTTTGGTAATACTCTCCTCTCTTTTTAGCTAATTGGTCCTGTCTTGATAAAATAGCACTTGACCCGTTAACAAAACCAATACAGCCTTTTATATTATCAACAACACCACCTCCAACTCCGTCCTCATCTAAAATAATCTTTCCCGTTCTCACGCCCTCTCTCTGCGCTGTTTTCATTATAAACTCGGCACTATCCTTTGTGCTCTTTCTTATGTTATACGGGATAACAATAACTTTCTTTAATTGTAATCCGTGCCAAATACCAAGAGGCATATTGTCCCGACCCTTTCTGCTGACATCTCCCGTAATCCACCTATCTTTTTTATCATCAACTTTAGTAGTAAATTGGTCATTGATAACATCTAAATCAAACAGACAAGCTGGGTCATCATCATACTCCCAGTTTCCATTTAACAACCTCTCTCTCGTTGCCTTGTCCTTAATTCTTTTTAATTGATTGATGTAGTGTTTAGATATAAACGGATTATCCTTTGCAAGAGCACGAATAAAAGCCTTGCCTATCTCCTGTGTGTTATCTCTAAAAGGTTTGTAAAAATAAGTATAAACCCACCCCTTTGACGGGTTGCAAGTCCCCAAGCATTTCGGTATCAATCCATAATCATCTAATTTAAAACGAATACGAGAGTTAATGACCTCCCACGCTTTAAAAGTAATTTGGTTAACCTCATCAATAAAAGCACCTGTTAATTCCAAAGACCCGAGCTCATCATAGTTTGGGTCGCTAGGCTGATGTGCCAAGTCTGCTAACAATACCTCCGACTTATTAGCAAATTTAATAACTCCGTCTTGGGCATTATAAACAAAATGCTTATTCTGTTTTAAGCCCCACATAGCACAAACCTCAAAAAATGTTTTCAAGGTTGTTTCTTTCAATCTCTTTAGTTTTTTTCTACCAATTAGCCAACGGGTTGCCTTATACTCAATAGCCATTCTAATAACCCAAGCACAACCCAAAAATGACTTAGCCCCACCTGCACCTCCTCCAAAGATAATTTCATTTGTCTTGTCGTCAGTTAGGTATCCCCAAGCCTCCTCTTGTTTTTCTGTTTGTTCCCACTCAATCCTCGCCATTTTCGTCATCAGTTATTTTTTTAGTCTTGATTATAAACTCAAAGGGCTCTAAATCATCAGCCTGTCCGAGCCCGACCTTTGGCATAAACTCCTTAATTTTCCTACTAGCATAAAATCTAATCATTGACCCGTCATTCTGTATAATACCCTGTTTAATCTTATCTTTAACGATTATATCAAATTGCCCCTGTGTGTCATCAACTAACTTCTTAAAGTCCTCATCATCTTTATACCAATTATAAAAGGTTTGGTTGCTAACCCCTGCCTTAACAATAGCATTGGTAACAATACCAAACCCCTCTTTTAACCCATCAATAACTAAAGCCTTTTTTTTAGCAATCCTCTCCTGTATTAAACGATTATCACGACCTGCCTTGTCTACGCTTTTCTTTTTCTTTCCCTGTATCAAATTCGTCAAATTCTTTTCAACTGGTTTTTTTTTGCTTGTGTCTATTTTCTTTGCAACCTTAACATTGGCCTTATTATTTTTAGCCTTTTTTTTAGCCCCCTTTATACTAATCTTTGGCAGTCCATTATTTTGATTTTCTTTTTTTATTGACATACCTTTCTAATTTTAAAAATCCTCCTGCAAAGTTTGCTATTATAGTAGCTATGATCGCAGTAAATAAATCTATATCTATCCCTATAAAACTAATCAACCATTTACCGATTATCGCTTGAATAAGAATAATAGCGACTGTGATAAATACACTAATAATCCAAATCCGAATTGCCCTTTTTTTTGCGACTTTTCTTAGGCTGTTTATTTCTTTTGCTTGTGCTTTGTTTAATTTCATAACTATTCTAAATCTAAAATCATTTTTAATACTTCACTCTCTCCAAACTGCTCTTTTAATATCTTAGCATTTGGTATCTGACAATGTCCACCGATTTTGCCTTTTGGTGGGTATAGTGTGGGCCTTACAACATTTGCTTTCCCTAATTTAGTATATCCCTCATTGTAGCTATTATTAAAATGTGTCATCACTATATAAAAATCAGTTTTAGTCATCTCGCATAAATTATTCACATATTCAGTAAAGGCAATACAATGAGCATAGTATGTAGTAGAGATTAACTTGCCTAACTCCGTGTTTTTAGAGCCAATCACTAAATTTCCTCTCAATCCCAAATCCTTGCAGAAATGTCCCAACACTACCTCTCCAACTTTTTCATCATCTGTCCCGATATACTTAACAAAAGTCTTAACGCCCTCATATAATTTCGGGTGCACCCCTCTGATCGGACTGTGCACTGCATAACTGCCTCCCAACAATTCGTTTATCTTTTTAGTAGTCCCAACTGGCACAGTAGAGTGAATAATAACAGTAGCACTCGGACATCTCTTTGAGTTAGCAACCACCTCATCAATAAAATTCTCATTATAGGGTATACAGATGTGTAGGTATTCCATATCAATCGCAAAATCATCTCCCAACTTTTTATCATTAACTCTTATATCATAATCATAGTTTTCTGCATTCAAATAAACTTCTTTGATTGCTTGGCCCACTTCCCCGAGGCCTAAAATTCCAATTTTCATAAATTTATATTTTAATTTTTTAATACTTTGGTATATAACACCCGTGTTTTTTTAAAAACTCATCAGCCCCCTTGTCAATATTCCTCTCATCTAAATCTCCCAATATCTCTCTTGCTCTACCTAAGCGACAATAAAACCCACACCTCTCACAACTAAAATTCTCATTATATCGCCTCTTGATTTTCTCTCCACAAGTAGGGCACTTATTTTCTCGCAAATTTTCCCATTGTTTCATATACCCCTTATTGGTATCCTCACAACAGGGTTAATGCTTAAATTACCCCCTTGAGTTTTCCTTTTAATTTCTACAATCTGTCTGCGTTCTTCAATTGTTGCTAA